TGATTAATTGATGTTGTTTTGTAGCTTCACCTTTTTTTGCTCTGATAATTTGATTACCACTCATTGCTGTTTGAGTTTCTCTTACTCTTGCCAACATACTTTCCTGACTCTCTTCTTTCATGTTAAGACCTTCGGGTGTCTTAGGAATCATGATAGGTTCCATCATCTTTTTCTTAGCCCAGTCATCTGGAACCATGAGATGTTTGGTTTTAAATGCCATGTGTAATGTTGTAGTATCAATGCCATTATCCTTTGCAATCTTTTGCATCAACTTATCTACTTCATCATAAGCAGGGTAGTCCATCTTGACTAGACCATCTTCCAACTCTTTCACATAGTCTTCCTTCATAGAATATTTGACATTCTTCTTCCTCTTATTCATCTCTCTCTGTATTCTCTTCAACATGAAAGTATTGGCAGGGCTCTTGTCCATACCACTAAACTTCTTATGAGCAGCTTGAAGTTTTTCATCACTCTGCTTTGCCATTTTGGCGTCTTCGTTGAATGATTCTTTAGTCACTTTTTTCTCAGGTAAACCTTTATGTTTTGTTTTAGCGAATTTCTTTACGCTGGACATGCTGGTGGTGGCAGCAACTTTGGAAACCTCAGGCGAGGGGTTTTCCATTTCCCCTTTCTGAGCCGCTCTAACCATCCCGAAGAATCTTTGTTGTTTTTTTGAGACTGCTGGCATGTCAAGTTCCTAATCCTCTACCTGATTTCATGTTCTCTTTACTACCATATCTTGCTCTTGTCTCTACATATCCTTTTGTGTCCTTACCGTAACCCATCTCTTTGGCATCTTTCTTGAGTTGTTGGTTTGCCTTATGTTGTTTGAGATACTTACCTTCACCGTCAGTCTTCTGACCTTTAACTTTCTTTGGTTGGTTACTACCACTTCTCATGATAGCACCCTTACCATACTTATCTCTAATAGACTTTTTCACTGCATCTAATACAGAATCCTTAGAGTTTGATGTTGGTTTTTTAGTTCCACCTTTGTCGTAACCCATCTCTTTCTTGAGACGAGTGGCCTCTTGAAACTGTTGGAAGTCTTTCATTATACTGCTGGTTTGTTACCTTTGTTTGTGACAGCCAATTTTCCAGCCCTAGCTGGGTAACTGTGATTCTTGGCAATATGAACACCTACAGCACCACCTACTATTCCCTCTTTTACTTCATCCTCCCAAATGAACTCTGATCTCCAATCAGACATCTCTTCTGATTTGTTACCATAGTTTGCTGCACCTTTCTTACGACACTGTACTAATCTACCTGATGCATATGCAGATGGCCATACCTTCGCACTTGCTTTTACTTTCTTATAACAAGCATCTTTCTTACCACTACCCTTTCCTTTCTTATCAGATTCAGATAGAAGAGCTCTTAAGACACCCTCTCTGGATTCCCAAAGGCCGTTCTCATCAATAAAGGTATCAATTAATTCCTCATCAGACCATCTTTCAATATCATATCCCTCTTCTACTATACTCTCTGTCCACTCATCAAACTTGGCTCTGTGGTCATTTATTTCCTTGAGTTTCATCTCTTCCCACTCTGATCTATACTTACCTTCTTTCACCCTTTTCATTATTTTATCTTTAGCCATCTCAATACCCCTCTCTCTCTTATCCATCTTTAAACGAGCTTTAACTTCTTTTTTTCTACTAGTCGTTTTTTTAGCCTTGTCTAACTCTTTGGTCGCTGAATCACTGGCTTTATCAATATAATTAAGCATGGTTCTTGATTTTAATTCATTAATATTCTCTTCCTTGGCCATCTTTTTAGCAGCACGAGCAATACCTTGTTCACGTTTGTCTAATTTCTTATCTTCCTTTTCATCAGCCTCATCAGGTTCATACTTTCTTTTTTCACTATCACCTTGATCGAATCTTCTATCTGCAAGATCTTTTGATCCCTTTGCTATATAAGAACCCATTGTTTTCTTACTCAATTCACTAAGATATGAATTGACATAGTTGTAATCACTCTCTTCTTTCTTCATCTTCTTCTTTGTCTTTGCTAATACTCTATCTGCAGCCTCACTTCTCTCCTTATTAGGCCCGTCATATGCCATTGCGCCCTTCTGCATACGAGGTGCTTTCATTTCATCAACCACCTCACCTTCTGGTTCATAGGATGCTTTGACTGTAGTAGGGCCTTGAATTTTAAGATCTCCAGCAGAAGTGTTAATAGCTCTTCTAGTCACTTTATCTACTCTACCATTTTTTGCAGCTGGTATGTTTTTATTAAACATATTAGCGACTTGTTGTTTAGATCTGGCAACACCATCAGTCCCCATAGTATGAGAATCGCCTTCGCCAGCTGATAAAGATGATTCGTAAATTGAAGAGTATGCTTCCGATAAATTCTTGTCCATTTTCAAAGGATACAGTATAGCTATCATAACGTATTTATTATATCAATAAATAGAAGACAGGGACACTATAATTTTTAGCTAAATGGCTCGTCAGGGAATATTTACTGGATTCACACCGAACGATGGACTGGGAGATTCCCTCGCCTTGGGTGCTAGTAAGGTCAACGCAAACTTTTCAGAGATATATACCACCTTTGGTGACGGAGATAATCTTAGTGCCAATGCAGGGAGTGCTGGTACTTGGACTAAGGCAGGGAACACAGGAATATACACAAGTAAGAATGTAGGTATAGGAACAACTCTCCCCACAGCAGCTCTATATGTATCAGGTAATGCTCAATTAACAGGTATTACAACTGGAACATTCGTTGGAGATGGATCTGGTCTAACTGGTGTGACTGCAACAGGTTCTGGTGTTGTCATCAAGGACAGTGGTGTTCTAGTTGGTGTTGCACAGAGTCTTAACTTCGATAGAAACTTAGATGTTACACAGGCATTTGGTGGTAACGTCACAGTTTCTGCTGCTGATACAGTGGGATTTGCATTTACTTCTGGATTCTCTACTGCATCTGGGTATGCAAACGTTGCTGGAGTATCCACCACATCAGGAACAGCTGGGTTCGCTGATACGGCAACCTTGGCCTACAGTGCAAACTTTGCCACAGTCGCTGGTATTGTAACATACGCATCAGCATCTGGAGTTGCAACCAACTCAGGAGTAGCTGAGTATGCGAAGGTATCTGGTATCGCATCATACGTTGCCAATGCAGGGTTCTCAACCATGGCTGGGTATGCACATACAGCAGGCATCGCCTCAGTCGCACAGAATTTAACAGGAACTCCATCAATAGTTGTTGATAATGTAAACGGTACTGGAATTGTAACCTTCCCTGGCCAAGGCAGTAAGATGCGTTTCGACTTTGACGCAACAGGCGATATGCCTACTGCCACAAGTTGGAGAGGTATGTTTGCCTATGCAAATAATACTAAGACTGCATATGTTTCCAGTGGAACCACAATGGGTGGTTACAATGGTTGGAGAAAGATACTTCACCAAGATCATAATGGTAACTATGAGACTGTTGGTGTTATAACTGCTTCCAGATTCTCTGGTGATGGCTCTACTCTTACTAACTTACCATCAACAGATAGTATATGGAGATCAAACTCTACTGGTATTCATACTTTAACTAACGTCGGTCTTGGAACTACCAACACAGAGGGATATAAACTTAGAGTAGTAGGTAACTTTGATTTACAAGGCAGATTGGACGGAACTGCAACAGGTAATATTCTACCACACTTATGGACTAATTACAGTGATCTGCCATCAGCGGGGGTAAATCAAGGTCAATTTGCACACGTTGATGAATTTGGAAAGGCATATTACGGTGATAAGGAAGAGATAACAGTTCAAGTTGCAGTCGGTACAGACACAGTTAATGGTCAAGTAACAGGTGTATTTTATCTTAATGGTGTAGAAAAACCAGATCAATTCCCTATAACAAGAGGAGCAACTTATCTGTTCGATCAGAACGATGCTTCAAATGCCAACTATAATAATCAGGCTCACCCATTAATGTTCAGTCTAACTGAAGATGGAGACTTGATACCAGGCGGAGCTCACTATGATCCTACCACTACAGTTTACAGACTAGATGGTGTCGTCAAAACTATGGCAGAGTACACCAGTGGTTTTGCTAGTGCTACTACTAAGACCGTACACTTTACTCCTCCAGCTGATGCACCTAATACTTTATATTATTGGTGTCATTTCCACACAGGTCAAGGAAATAGATTAGCACTTAATAATAATGCTTTAGGATGGAGAGAACTTGTTAATAAAAATGCTGATACTACCGTAGGAACAGGAACTGAGAACTATAGAGTTGGTGTTGTGACTGCAACTACATTTTATGGTGATGGATCTAATCTAACAGGAACTGGATCTGGATATGCAACCACAGCTGGAATCGCAACTCTAGCAAGAGGATTGACTGGAACTCCTAACCTCAATGTTGGTGTAGTAACTGCGACCAGTTTTGTTGGTGATGGTTCTGGACTAACTGGTGTGACTGCTTCTGGTACTGGTATCATAATCAGAGATGGTGGCACACTCGTAGGAACCATTGGTACTATTAACTTTGGTACAAATCTTTCAGTATCAGCTGCATCTGCTGGTGTTGTAACAGTCACCGCATCAGGTGGTGGTGGAGGTGGTGGTATCGCTGGTATGATATACCAAGAAGAAGGATCTACCGTTGGTACTGCACAAACCGTTAACTTTATCGGTGCTGCGGTTACTGCTTCAGTAAGTGGTGGAGTTGCAACCATCAACATGGCAGGAGCAGTTCCATTCACAGGGCCTGCTGCACAGATCACTGCACTTGATATCACACAATATGAGACTGCATACTCATGGGGCAACCATGCAAGTGCTGGATATCTAACAAATATCAATAGTTCAAACTTAGGTGATCTATCTAATGTTTCTAATAATTCTCCAGGCGCTAATCAAGTATTAACATGGAGTGGATCTCAATGGGTTCCAGCTGATGGCAGTGGAAGTATTTCAATTCAAGAAGAAGGAACCACTGTTGGATCTGGTATAACAACAATTAATTTTGTTGGAGGATCAATAAGTGCAACTGCCTCTGGTGCTGGAGCAACCATTACAGTTACATCAGCTGGTGGTGGTGGAGGTGTATCAACAACTGGATTCGGAACATACACTGCAGCTGCTGGAGTAGAAACTCAAATTGATTCATGGTCTAAGGTTAGTTACTCTGGTGCAGAGTATACGTTTATGATTGGTCTAGGAACATATAGACAATCACAAAAAGTTCTCATCATGCATGATGGAACTACAGCGTTCTCACAGGAATATGGCATCATGTTCTCTCCAGAACAACAAGTGTCTATTGCAGCAACCATGAGTAGTAATAACGTCGTGGTTAATTTCACACCTGAGGCAGGAATATCTGGATTATCCACATATAGATTCGTCAAGACTTACATTGAGAGCTTATGATCCATACTAGCACGAATACTCTTGATAGGACAGGGTTGGCTGTCAAACCAACTGGAGCCGACGAAAAGAAAGCATACTCTATCAAATGTTACACCAAAGAAGATTGGGTTTTCATCCATGAAGAACTCAAGAAAGATGGTTCATTAGAGGATAACATTCCTGATCCATCTATTATCGTCACAGATGAGAAACTTCATAGTGACACTAGAGGAACTTACATGTTGACTGATGCGGAAGCAGAGGATCTAAGAAAACATGAGAAAGTAGAGTTCGTAAATATAGATTATTCAGCATATCCAGGCAATTATTCTCCTGATCCTAAAGATGTAATTGCTGGTGTTCAGAGATTTGATAGATTCGAGAAGTCAGTATCAAACTACAGAGCATGGAATACTGCCCCATCAACACCACCTACATCTCAGGCTGGTATAGGTGCATCAGATAAAAATAGAACTGGTTATCAAATACTAAGACACACACAGAAAGAAAACCCTTGGGATGCAACATCCACTGGCATTAGTGGATCTGATCATATTATTCTTGAAAGAAGAATATTTCAGTTAGGTGATGGAACTGGAGTGGATGCAGTGGTGGCTGATGATGGATTCTGGGTTGCACATCCAGAATTTGTAACGACTGCCGATGATCCTGTAGGATGGTCAACAGGAAATGTATTGACATGGAGTGGCATATCTACAACACCAGGCACATGTGGTGTTCTAGATCTAGTTCTCGATGCACCATATTATATTGATCCAGATTTTTTCAATAACAATCCATCTCTATTAACACAACGTTGGGATGGCACCACAGTTCCCACAGACTCTGCTGCAAGATCATGGTGGTCTGATGCGAGCCAGAGATCAGTAGGATTCTCAACCATAGGAACTGTGACAGGTATCAGTACGTTCTATAGTAGAGCAAGATGTAATGGAAGTAATACTGCAAAGGCAACTAACGGTACTGATCATGGAACTCAATGTGCTGGTCAAGTATTTGGTAAGAACTATGGTTCAGCATACAATGCCAACAAGTGGGTAATCAATAGTATCGGTGGTTCTAACGCTGGAATCAATGACAATGGACAATTTGATATACAGAAAATTTTCCATCTATACAAACCAAACTACGATAGACACTCTGCAATAACTGGTAAGCAAAATGATGATAGAAATCCTACATCATCAAGTAACAGTTGGGGTTATAGATCCACTTCTTGGCAAACAGATGCTTGGTATTGGTATAGACCAGCAAATGTAAATGGTGTAACCGCTACTGGTCAATATACTATTGGAACTGAACCAGCATTTATTGATACACTAGGAGTCGCTGGTGATGGTGGCAGAATGAAAGGTGAAATGGTAGATAACTCTACAACTGCAAGTGGTAAAGAGATGTCAGATGCTGGTGTCATATTCATATGTGCTGCTGGAAATAGTAATCAAACTCAAACTTCTCCTGGCAGTCCAGACTTTGATAACTATTGGCATGAAAGTAGTCAGACAGGAAGTTTAGCATCGGCAACTCATTTTGAATTTGGTTTACAATGTTATAATACATTCAATAGAAGAGGATGGCCACAGTCATTAGGTAAAACCACATCTGGTTTATCTACTGCTGGAACTGAATATGCAGCAATTAATGTTGGTGCGTTGGATGATCAAATAAGAAGTGGTGGGTATACTGGTAGAAATACAGACTATAAAGAAACAATAGTGGTGTATAGTGATAGAGGGACAGGCATTGATGTCTACGGTGCGGCTGATGACACTCTTACAGCAGATGGAGAAGCCGTATCACAAACATATGTTCACCCAGAAACATATAGTGGATTATCTTTGACTCCATATGATATTGATTTCGGTGGCACTAGTTCTGCATGTCCTACTGTCGCTGGATGGATTACTACTAAACTTCAATATAATAGAGCATGGACTTGGAGAGAAGTAAAGGATTGGCTTAAGAATCAATGCGGCACACAAGACCCATCTAGATTTTATTATGGAGATGACATCACATCTTTCAGTGATACAACTCAACAATGGGAAGATTATCACTCACTTCAGACCTATGGACAAGGCCCTGTTGTGATATGGGATGCCCCCACTGGTTCACCCAATGAACCAAAAAAACCTGAGCTCAAAATTATAAACTCACCTAATCTAAAATTTAGTGGTGGAGTTGAGATAAAGTTCTCTTAATAAATACTAAAAAAGACTAGCGCAATGGCAGAAAAATCGTTTGGTGTAAAGGATCTTAATATA